GAATAATTAAAGTAGTACTTCCAGGGATAGAATATTCATCTTCTTCTCCTGGCACTCTAATTGGCTCTTGCGGTATAACTTCTCCTGTTGCTGGATCAAATTCAGGTTCTGGTAATTCAAAATGATAAACTGGACCATCTTTCATTAAAATATCTAATAAATCCATAATTGCATCTTCTTGAAAAACAATTATTTCTTCACCAGTAATTTTTCTTAATTTAATATATTGTCTTGATAGGTACTGGTCGTACTCTCCTGGTGTATATAAAAACTCTCTATTTGAAAATGGTTCATAAACATTGTGATACAATTGCAAAGTTTTAGTATATCTTTCGGTGTATCTTCTTTTGTCGTGATACCTGTTTTCTTCGTCACCAAAAAACTGTTGTCCTTCCGTAGCTGCTAAATCAGTAGAAGGTCTATGATCTTTTGCATCTACTTCTAACTCGGAATCGTAAATAATATCCATATATTCAGGATATATTTTTTCAGCTTGTTCGTCAGTAAGTGTTTTTACTATCAATATATGAGCAGCATCTCTAGCATAAACATCTTTTGCATTCGGATCAATGTACACATCTAGTGGATTTATAGATTTTAGCTTTACTTCTCCTTTACCAAAGTCAGCCATAGGGTCTTGATAGACTAAAAAACAACCCATACCACCAACGTAATAATCGTCAATAGTTTGTTTTAACTCTTCGTCTCCTACTGATTTTTGCCAAATATACTGAAATAAATCAGAAAACACTTTTGCTGTACCCCTATCTGAATCTTCTCTTGCACTTGCTCTAAATTGCGGTGAATTATAAGTTAAAAGAGATTTTGCTGTTTCTACGATAGGGTGTATTCTATTTACAACGATCGGTGCTTGACCTCTAGATTCTAAAACTTCTTGCTCTTCTAGGGTCCATTGAGCTCCTGCTCTAAATTCTACAGCTTCTTGATATTTTTGAGCCCACATCTCTCTTGAGCTGTTGTACTCTGTGTATATTTCTTTGGATAGCTCTACTTCTGGATCAATAGCGTCTGCTTGGATACTTCCGTCTTCAAACCCAAAAACAACATTCTTATCTTGTTTCGACTGAGTTCTCGTAGACGCTGTTCTTTTTTTTATCGTTTTTGGCATATTTTTTCTTTACTTCTATGTAATTTTTAGGTATATTTTCGGACGTTAAAGTATCTATTCTACTAAGTAGTTGCTTGAACGAAAATTTGTACTTATTATCCACCATATATACACACGCTAAATTACGGAAATTTTTTTCAGTTTGTCAAGGACTTTCTAGAATAATTTCCAATTTTTTTTAGTTGGGTACATATAGTCATCTTCCTGGTACACAACTTCAGCAGTATGAGCTGGTTTGTAGCAATTTTTGTTTGCATAATAGAATCCATCTAACAAGTCATCATGTTTTCCTCTAGGATATAATAATAGCTCGTCAGTAAATGCTTGCATATCTGGCTGTATAAATACTTTACCATTTGCAAAAATAGGCTGTAAACTTTCTAATCTGTACGATTTTGAGGTTCTAGGGTTCTCTTTTATCTCTAGGCCTGGTATAAATAAACCCATTTCTTGAGACTTTTCTTTTATGTATTGACGTAGCATTTCCTGATATCCAACAGATTCTATTCTAGTTTTAGCACTTTTGTACTCTCTAAAATTATGAATAACTGCATCTGCTAGATCTAACGGCGTAGCTCTTTTTCGATAATAAGGTAATATAAAACGATTATTATCACCATCAACGGCAATATTAAAAATAACACTAAAGTCTGCTCCTTTCTGAGTACTAGATGCGGGGTCGACACCAGTAAACACGTTTACAGGTCTAACATCGTCCACTTCCTCGCCATTAACGCTCGTCAGGACGAGATTAGACAACCCCTGTTCAGTTCTTTCGATGTATCCAGTCCAGTAATTAAAATGCTCTTCTCTAAACAAATTATCTTCGTCACCAACAATTTGGCACAAATATTCTCTGTAAAACACAGAAAGTCTGTTAATACTGTCTAGTTCTCCCTTTTTTTCCTTTAATTTTTCTATAGGCCATACTTCAGGCCATAGAGAATAATTTGTTTCTAATACGGGTCTAAATTCTAGGGTAGACCAACCTTTCATATCTTTTAAGGTTTCTACCAGACACCTTTGGTGCTGGGGAGTACCAATAACAGCAACTTTACCATTGAGAGGATCTAGTGAAGGAACACCTGATTGCAGTAACCAACGAAGATTAAACTCCATCGCTTCTGCAGTTTTTGTATTATTCTCGTCTTCAGGGTCGTCTAGTATCAACAGAGTCGGACGTTGGTTTCCGTGTTTGATTCCTCTTATCTGTTGACCTGTACCCTTACAAATAATAACTGAACCATCTTTAAGTTCTATCTCATTATTAGTCCATTTCCTTGCTGATTGTTGTCCCCAGTAGCCAAAAAAATATCTAAATTCTTTAGAATAGTCTAACACGTCTTTAATCGTACCTAATAACTTTGTAGCGTGAGATTGTGTACGAGATACTAAAACTATTACTTTTACTCCTTTATTAAACATTAAATGATATAAAGGATAAACACCAGCCACCACAGAAGATTTAGCGTGACCACGAGGTGCAATAACGTTTACCTGCCTAATAGAATCATTGTGAAGCTCTTTAATGATGTCATAATGAAACTCTGGGGATTCTGAGCTAAACATGTTTGGCATTACCATTTTACCAAATAAGAGCATATCCTGCTCCATATCTAGCAACATTTTATCTTTACTCATTAATAACCTCTATATTCATGCCCATATCTTTAGCAACTTCCTTACATGTAGCAACAAACAAATCTAGCTTGTCTTTATTGCTCGACTGAATCTTTATGCACTTCTGCGTTATGTATTTTGGTTGCTTTGAGCTTTTTTCTTGCTTTTTCATAGTTATCCTCAATTTGATGTGTCATATCCATCTCTATAGACTCAGTAATTTGTTTAGTTTTAGGCTTCATATCTAAAAAATCTCCCAATTCTTTAGCAGCACGTATCATATTAGCTGGATCTTCCTTCATTTTAGCTACATCTATTGCATCCTTCATAACATCCAGGACGAAACCTTCGTCTATTTCTTTGTCTATTAGTATTTCTTTTAACTTGTCAGTCATAATTTTTTTCACTTCCTTGCTTTTTAGCATTTTTTTAGCAGCAATAGCAGGGTTTTTTTGATCAGGCCTATATAATTTACCTATTTTCTCTAAATCTGGCGGTAAACCAGCCATTTTGTACGTTAAAAACGCATCTATAGCTAAATCAGTCCTCGATTTGTTAGCTTCTAGCTCTTCATATGTCTTTGTAGACACACTTGAGTAGTTTTTACTAGCATAATGAGGCTCAAACTTCAATTTAGCCTGATCATTTACCCATTGTCTTCCATAAGGGAACACCATTTCTATTGCCGTAGCGTAATAATTACGTGCTAAACACTCAGCAACGTACCCATCATCGCTAATTCCCCACTCTGTAGGCTTACACTTAGACCAATGCTTGTATTTCTTTCCTAACTCTTTAAATTCTTTTTCAGGATAGACGTAGTAATCAAGCGATTCATAGTTATTTGCTTTTAATCTTCTTGTTATCTTTATCATCTGTCTCTGGTTCTTTGTACTTTTCTTCTAAATGTTTAACAAAAGCCTCTTTATCGCCCTTCATCTTAACATATTCATCTAAAGCACGGTCACTAACATTTAAATGCTGCTTAATCTGATTTATCTGCTGCTGTATTAGTATCAGCATCCCCATTATTTCTTTGTAGGTTAACTTTTTTTTAGGTTTCTTCATTTTTCGCTTGACATCCTTGTTTTTTACTAGTATACTTATAGTAGCACTTAACAAATATCTTAAATATTTGTGTTAGTATATACTTATAGTAATACTAGTCCATTTCTCTAGTCATTAAAATTCCACACTTTAACCCTTCAATTACACACAAAATCTCTGTCTCCGCTAAGTGCATCTCTTTAAATTTCATATGTTCTTCATTATTAGGATCAAATTTAACTTTTTCCCACTTCCCAGTATCCTTATTAAACTTCGACAACGAATACTCTTCGGCATCCACCATCTGTATAAATTTTTCTAAAATTTTTTTTGGAATACGCATAACACTTAATCTAAGGCAATTATTTAAAAAATGCAACAAGATTGTATGTACTTGGTTTATAGTAAACCTATCCCCACTATGAATAGAAGTCGGTTATGATTTTAGGTTGAGATTAATCGATTCAGTTGTTAAGTTGAAAACCAAACAACCTAGATTGCGAGTAATTTTATGGCTAATCAAACTAATTCGGCTGTTGAGCCAAAGTTTGTAATAGAAAGTGCCAGAGTATCAGGCACTAATATGAAGAACGATGAAATCACCAGTGCTTTGCTAGCAGGTGAAGTTCAGTTTCGCCCAGGCGATGTAATCTTCATAGATTCAGGCTTGAATCCTGAAGATACCTTACTATCTTTGCAGACTTATGCTTATGATAAGTATAATCAGTATTGTAGTGACAATGCTGAAGTCTCTAGTAAGACTATCAAGATCTGTAATACAGATGAACAGAACATCTGTGTTGCCTTCAAGACTAAAGAGCAAGCAAAGCGTGCCCTCTAGATGTCTTGACTATGTCTAATCCTCTACTCTCTTGAAGATATGATTACACATATTGTTTGAGTAGGACTCTTAATTGAGTCTTACTTGAACTATTTTAAAGTTCTTTCTTTTTTCTTTTATATATGCTTTCAATACTGGCTTATATTATAATACCATACATATCTTTTTATGTAGTTTCTTTCTTTTTCTATCTAATCGTACTTTCAACACTGGTTAAAATGATAGAAAACAAAACTTCAATACATCCTTAATAGTAGAGAAATCTTACTTTTAGAGATGTATTACTTCTCTTATGTGAGAGCTCCAGCACATAAATACTAGTCTGATAAGGTTAGGTTTATGACATCACGATAGACTATAAATATAAAACCTTAGTCTATCACTGCGATGTTAATAATGCTGGTGAGACAGCTCTCTGTCAGCAGAATTAAAGGTTCATATGCGGGAACCATCTGAAGAGGAATAAGAGTAAGGCTTAAATGATAGTGACGATGCGGAGTATTCGGCTTAGCGGCCGTCCACAAATCTCAGACGTGAGTGTAAGTGTCCGTAAGGTATATCTCATCGTCATTGTCGTTTATACAGGCTTAGGGCTCACAAATCTCTAATATCAATATACCCTATTTAAGTATAATGTCAGTTATTCATTCATAGATTAGATAGATAGAGCCCTAATAATTCAATACAATATCAACTAACAAATCGGGAGGATAATCCATGGCTAATCATAGATTTCCAGTTTTACCAAGTAATAAAGAAATATCAAAAGAACTAGGTTTCTCTAAAAAAGAGATCAAGTTGATCAGGGAAAACAAGGGCAAACATGTCCAGTTAGTACCTAAACACACCATTAAGGTGGAAAAAGTTGACGGCAAGGACGTTAAGCGTAGTTACACAGAACATGTTCCTATGTTTGTCTTAAAGTTTGTCAACGGCAAATACAAAGAAGCACCATCAGGTGTGCCTTTGGTTAGGAAGGGTGAATAAATGGATGTAGAGCATTTTAGCCCGTATAATGTTTCTG